GCTTTTAAAAATTGTGAAGATTCACCACCAGATTTTATAAAACCAGTTGAACCAATTTGACCATTTACATCAAGTGTTTTTGATGGCGAAGATGTGCCAATGCCAACCCTATCTGTTGAAGCATCTACAAAAACCATGTTTGCGTTTCCGTCACTTTCTATCCTTGTATCGTTATCTCCGCTATCCTCGTTTATTATAACCGAACCTCGAACATCAAGTTTTGCATTTGGTGAACTGGTATTAATACCAATATTACCAAATTCATCAATCCTCATTTTTTCTGATTGTCCAAATCCACTTTGATTTGTTATAAAGGTTAATGCACTTCCAGAACTACCACTTGGTAAAAATTGAATTTCACTAGCATATCTACTTTGTTGTTCGTAATAATGCCTAATAGCAGTTTGAAATCTTGAACCTCCAGATGTCCTTAAAATTAAATCGTCTGACAATGTCGTTGCACCTGTGACACCAAGTGTTCCACCAATTGTTGCATTATTTGCAATAGATACTAACCCATCTTGTGTAATACGCATTCTTTCAGTTAAAGCAATAGTATTAACTGAAGGAGTTGTATTAAAAACTATATGCCCACTTTGATTATTTGTACCACCGCTTGTATGAATACCTCCAATAGATGCGTATGCTTTTCTATTATCTGTAAAATATATATTTGGACTAAAAGGTTCACCACCTCCACCCTGATTGCCTCCCATTGAAATATTTGAACTTCCAGTAATATTTTGTTGAATAGCTAAATTTACGGTTGCACTTGATGAAGGTCCAGTTTGAACTGATGAGTAAGTGTTATCAAAATCACTTATAGTTATATTGCCAGTTAATCTTTGTGATGTATTTTTTAAAAGTCCAGTCAATGTTCCACCTGTCAATGGTAAATAATTTAAACTAGGAATGTCTGATGATACTAATGACCTAAAACTAGGAGTACCACTTGAACCATTAGGTGCAGCAAGTACAGTATTAGCTGATTGATTTGCAAAATTAGATGGAGTTACACTTGTAACTGTAGCAGCATTACCACTAATATTACCAATAATTGTATTAGTAAATGTTTGTGTTCCACCAAATGTTTGATTTAAATTAGTAGTTGCTATAGTAGCATTAACATCAGGTACTGTGAGTATAGGTAATACTGCATTACTTGATGTAGTTAATTTAATAATACCTGTTGTATTATTTGATTGAATACTATTTGCTATAGTTGATGTACTAGCTAGTCCATAAAAATTATTAGCAGTTATATTGTTAGCAGTAAAATTTCTACTAGCATCTCTTAATACAATAGTATTTGGATTATTAGATGATGTAGCTGTAGTTGCTGAATTATCTACTTTACCAGTTGCAGTTATTGTATTTAATTTATTATCTGATATACCACCAGCTAACATATCATTTGTTACAACTCCATTACTTATAGTTGTATTTACAGTTGAATTAGTTGAACCAGTTCCAGTAACATGCCCAGCTAAAGTAATAGAACTAGCAGCAATAGCAGTATCAATAATAGTTAAATCAACTTTAAGTGTATCATTGGTAAATGATAATCCTTGTCCAAGATTTATATTAGTTAAATCATTATTATTATTACTACCAACTATTCTTGAAGGAATTAAATTATTATTTAAACTATCTATTCTAACATTACCAGCAACTTGCAATGCTTGTTGTGGACTCATTGTAAGAATACCAACTCTATTATCATCACCTTTAAGATATACTAAAGCAGTTGTATCTGTTTGAAGTGTTATATTTTTATTATTAGATTTAATATAACTTTTACCACCACTATTCATTAATTCTATTTCAGTAGAATAAGTATTACTATTTATTTTTACACTACTACTAATAGGACTATTTACATCAAGTCTATTAGCTACTAAAGAATCAATAGTTACTATATTATTAAATGTTTTATCACCATTAATATTAGTTTGATTAGAATAAGTATTTACATACTTAGATAACATACTAGCAGTATCACTAACTAATAATGTAGCTGTAGTATCTCTCCATAAATTTTCTGACGAATTATAATATAATGATGCTTTATTAACTGGGTCAGTTATCTGTACATCATGTAACTCTTTAATTTCAAATCCATTTTGTACAGTAACATATATTTCACCATTATTTTGTTGTTTTCTAGTAACTATTCCCAAATAAACTAAATGATTAGGAGCGTAAGGTTTATTAGTTAAACCAAATATTAAACCACCAGGAGTGTTACTTAACCAAACAGGGTCTCCAGCATTTGCTGAATTAGTATTTAATCCTGCTAATAATCCTTCTTTAACTACATAACCAAAACCATTAATAGGAATAGATGTCATTGTAAGTCCTAATGTTTTACTAGAACTTGATTCAGCAATATTAGATGCTCTACCTACTATAATATTAGTACTATTAGTACCATCAGCTCCAGTAACATATACTGCTTCTCCTTTATTTAATATAGTACCTGTACCATTTTTTACATATACATTTTTAATACTTACTATACTATCTAATAATATAGTATCTAAACTTATAATATTATTTGCAATATTAATTCCTAAACCAGCTTCTAATGTAGTTATATTTATTGTATCTTTATTTACTATAGTATCTACACTTGTTTGATAATTTACATATAATGTATCTAATTTTTTATTAATTCTATTTGATAATGATACAGTATCACTTGTGTTTAGTTTAGTGTTTATTCTATTTGAAAGACTTATTGTATCTGATTTATTAAGTTTTAAGTCTATTCTGTTTGATAAGTTTATAGTATCTGTTTGATTTAATTTTAGATTTATTCTATTAGAAAGTGATACTGTATCAGTAGCGTTTAATTTATTATTAATTCTATTAGATAAACTAATAGTATCTGCTTTTCTTAAATAGGGAAGTAACATTGCTAGAGTGTCACTTTTAAGTAGGAAGTTTCCTAATGATGTTGTATCAGATGTTGTAGGGTATATTTGTTGCCAATCACTTATATTGTATAAATATAATTTACTTGTTAAAGTATCTAAATAAAAATAAGCATTGTTAATATTACTAGGAGTATAGTAATTAGGATTATTTCTTCCTCTATAAATTAATCCATCTCCTGTAGTTTGTACTCCTAATTTTTGTTTATTACTAAAAGTAGGATATTGAGCAAATAAGAATATGGGAAATAATAATAATGATAATAATACTATTCTTTTCATTTTTAGTATTTTAAAAAGCTGGTAGTAAATGAATACTACCAGCTATTTTTTATTGTTTAGGATACAGTAAACTTCTTAAACGTAGCATAAGGTAATGCGTCTGTTTCACTGGTTTCAGTTACTTTTAAGTAATAAGTACCAGCAGTAATAGTACTTGTTAAAGTAAATGATGTACTATTTACAGGAGTTACAGTACCAGCTACAGTACCACTTGCTCCAATGATTGTAACATCAGCAGTAATTATTCCTGTTAAATTAACACCTACTACAGTAACTCCAGCAGCCATTTGAGCAACTGTTGCAGCATTAGTACTATTAACACTTGTAATACTAGGTACTGATGTGATAGTAAGAGAACCTACAGACCCAGCACCAATTCCTGTATTATTAACAGAATAAGTAGGAGTTAAATCTTGTAACCACGGTCCTAATGCAGTATTTAAATCACTTACTAAAGTTGTTTCAGTAATAGTAGGAACAATTCCAGCATCAGCAGTAGCAGTTGAAGTATTTAATGTAGTTTCTAACAAAATCCAAATACGAGTTTGGTGGTGAATAGAATCATCAAACTTCTCATCTTTGTTATACAAATCAATGATGTACGCAGAATAACTCTTAGTTTCATCAATGTAAGATGGAGTTTTGAGTAACTCATCAGCAAATCCTGTTAATTGGTGATTACCATATTGTGCATAAGCTCTTTCGTCAAATGCAATCTTAAATAATCTACCACTACCTCCTGGTTCAACTGCTGAAGATACAGTACTTACATTGTAAGTAGTAAATCCACCAACAGTAACATCAATAGTAGGTTTTACTGCATAGATATCATCATAAGCTACAGCTGTATCATGGTCTAATGCTACAAGTAAAATACCATCAATATCTCCACCATTTACAGTATCAACATTTGTAGTAATAATTTCAGCTAATGGATATGCTCCTGTTGTTGCTGTTAATTTACTTTGAATAAAATTATGCAAAGATTGAACCATTCCAGCAGTAAATGTTACAGCTAATGTTCCATTAGCAGTAGTCATTACGTTTACAGAATCTCCAGTTTTAATTCCTGAAATAGCAGTTCCAGTACCAGTTCCATCTAAGTTAATACCTAATGCAATAACGTGTTTCTTAGCAGCAATATTTGCCCATTGTGGTTGAAGATTATTCAACTTAGATTGAGCATTAATTCTACCAATCAATTTAGCTAGTACATAAGATTTCTTTTCAGCATCATTAGCACCTACTAAAGTAAGAGGAGTATCATAACTAGTAATCAATTTGTCAATATTGTTACCGTAATCTCTGTCTTTACGAACAGAACGGAATAAAATATTAACAGCATAATTTTGTTTAACTGTAGCAGTTGAAGCAACTGGAACAGATACTCCATCAATGTAAACAGCTGAATTAGATTGTACTGGAGTTAAACTTGCAGTTACAGATTGTACTGTATGACTACCATCAATAATTGGAGTTTCTAAGAAAGGTTTAACCTCTCCAACATGCCATCCATAATTGTTACTGAAATCAGCAGAAGTAGGAGTACCAGCAACTAACTTAATAGCAGGATTAGTTGATAGTCTTACATCACTTCCTTTTATTAATTTGTTAGTTTTAACATCAAGAATACCTACTTGACCATCTCCTAAGTTTACAGTATTACCTGTAATAAAGTCACCATTGTCAGTAGGAAGTCCTTGATTTCCTTTTGCCACAAGAAAATATTCTTGATACGGCTTGTGAGTTCTTTTCATATTATGTTAAATTTATGAGTTTATCGGTTTGAATATTTTTAGTATTACCATCGCTAAATCTTCTTGCTAATTCTTGAACAGCTATACTAATAATTATATCTACATATTCTTCAGGTAAATCACAATTTACTTTAGATAGTAAAGGTGGATTACTTTTATTTCTATCTTCTAAACTAGGATAAGTTCCTTTACATACTTTAGATGGTTTTCTAATATATGTTAGTTCAAGTTTAGATGGAAGTATTTCTCCTTCACCATATAAGTATAATCTGTTATTCCTAATAGTAGCTACAATATATTGAAATCTTTTAGAAGTTCTTCTGTGTACTGCACGTCTTACTGTAGATAAATCACCATGTTGTTCTATATTTACATCATAAGCTGTGTCACAACTATTCTCATAAACTCTAGCACTACGATAAGACCTGTAGTTATCAGGGAACTCATAATAGTAAACATTATCTTCCAATAATGTTAAATCTTGTTTTGAAAATTCAGGATATGATACTACTAAAGTATGTAGCATATCAATTCGTTGTTGCGTAACTTCAAAACCTAAATTAAAATTCTTAGGATTTCTACCATGTATAAATATTTCCAAGTATTCAAATATAGCAGTATTTAATACTTCATCCTTTTCAACATCAGTAAGATACTTTTGATGATTATTAGAAAGTTTATTATAACTCTGCTCTAGTTTGAAATGTAAATATTCTACAGTTATCGGCATTTAATTCCTTTTTGTTTTAATTCATTTAAAAGTTTATAATACACATTATCATCTGTTAAGTCAGGGTCGTATGCTTCCATTTCTTGATACAACATATTCTCTATTTTAGTTTTAGAAGTTCCTAAATTATACAAGTTTTCAATTCCTTTTTGACTTCTCCAAAAGTGTTTACCACCTGTAATATAGAATACTCCTGTATTAATAGCTTGTTGTATCAAATAACGAATATATATTTTATCCTTATCTCTCAATAGTAAATCATACTGTTCCATATACTGTATGATTCTTTCTTCTTGAGTTCCTTTAGCTACTTTACGTTGTTCCCATATATGATTCTTTAATGACATTTCTACTAAAGAATCTGATGCTTCACCAGTAACTAAATCCAGAATAACAGATAACTGATAACGAGTAAACATATCGTAATTACTAAACAATAGTCCTAACTTAGTCAATCCATCCATTACAATATCAATCTTCTTGTTAGCTTCTTTTATTGCTTCTTCTTCTTCTGCAATATAAAACTCATGTATATTTTCATTTACTAAAGTTTTATCTGTTGCAATTTTTGGATGATTCTTCAACAATTGAATAGCTAACCTTCCTCTTGAAGTATCAGACGAAAATACATTAGTACCTTCTTGTAGCCATATTTTGAATTGTTCTAGTTCTGATTGATTTGTTAATCTATCAGCTGTTTTAACATCATTCATAATCTGACTCATTAATGGAGTATTGCTAGTAGAAGTATAAGTTCCAGCAGCCATATCATCCATAATCTCATACAACATCTGTAACGTAATCTGTTTTTGACTAGTTACATTATCGATATTGGAAAACCAATTACTACCAAGATTTAACTGGTCTTTTGACAATTCGTAATAAGGATTATCAACTAACTCGTCTAATCCTGTTAATAATTGGTTTCCATTTCTTACAAAACTAAAAGGTATAGATATTCCTTTAGACCTTGTTCTTCCCATCGAAATAGTAGTTCCATCATCACGCTTATACTCGTAAGTATGTCTTCCTTGCGCTGATGTACGTGGTACATGAACCACATAGATTTTTTGTCCTTTAATCATAGGCTATAATAATTGTTTTATTTGTTTACGATACATATCCAGGAATCCACTCAATACGACCTACCGCACTAGTATCCCAAATATTTAGTGAACCACTCATTTCTCTATAGATACTCAATGTTTTACCAAACTTGTAAACATTAGCACCATCTTTAACAACACCATTTTTAAAGTCAATAGCATTAGCTACAGAGAAGTAATAGTCAATATTATCTTCCATTACCATACAAATGTTATTGCCATTAGAGTTTTCAGCAGCATTTTCAGTTTGTCCAAACTCTAAAATATCAATTTGGAATGACTCTAGTGGTAAATAAGAACCTGGTGCTTTCTCTTTGTATAATGTATCATCATCTTTAGATGGGTCATACATAATAGTTACATCAATTCCCATTGGTAACTTAATACGAGTAAACTGGAATCCCCATTCTTTCTCATACTTATGTACTCCAGTAGGTTCAGCATTATCTCTTAAAGCAAAACCTGGCTCTAGTGTTTGGAATACTGATGCTTGTTGTGCAATCAAAGTTGATAGATAACTAATAGCTCCAGTTCCACCTACTAACATAGGTTTACGATTCATAAATCCTCTTCTACGGTATAGTACTTGATGTAAGAAATCATACAATCCTGTTAGTGTAAAATTACCTCCATGTGGCATATATTGTCCATCACGAACTAATTGTCTCCAACCTGGTGCAGTTTTCTTAATTCTCTTAGAGTCTTGGTCAGTATCAATTTGTAATCTACCAAATTCACACATCATCTCTCTATCCATTTCAGTACGCTCTAATAATCTTTCTTCAGCTTTAGTAATAAACATACCTTTCTGAATAATCTCATTAGTATTACGATTCTTTAAACTTGCTTGATAAATATGTCCACGAGAGAAAGCATCTCTATATTTCTTACCATCATGGTCATCATAAGTACCTGAATTAGATTTACCTGATTTACCAGCAGCTAATTCCATACGAATGAATCTATCAGTAAATGATACTTCATTGGCATATTGACCTACAACACCACGAAGTTTCATTTGACTTGAGTATTGGTCAGTACCATATTTAGTATTTTCTTCATTAGTTACACGAGTACCTACTCTAGTAACTACTTGACCTGGCTTTAAGTATTCTACAGGAATCCAGCTATTAGGATTACCATCCTGAATCTTAACTTCATACCTAAATGAGTGAGTACCAAGTGGTTCTGGACCAGAGATAATTTCTAGTAATGGAGCATTATCTGATGAAGTCTTTAATACTACTGGAGCTTTCAACCAATTACGGTCTAAAGCAATAGCAAAAGTAGTATTAGCTTTACCAGGATTTGATGTTTCAGATACTAGCAATTCTGTGATACGAAAATCAATATCAGCATCACCAATTACAGACCATGAATACTCATTACGACCACCAGGAACTACATGATAATTACCTTGAGCCATAGTTAAATAGTTCCAACGTTTGTTAGTCAAACCTAAATTGGTTGAACTAGAAAACAAACGAGCTGTCATAACACCAAAGTCATAAGGTTGGTCATCTCTAAATAATGCACTATGAGATACACTATCAAAGAAATTACCACCAAACCCTTTGTATTCTGTTACTTTTAAAGCGGTTTTTCTTTCCATTTTATTATTATTTTATATAAGTTCTAATTCTGATAAATCTACTTTAGGATTTCCACCCTTCGATGATTTATTATTAGCTAACGATGAGTTAGACCAATATTTTTCTACAGTATCTTTTACTCCTTTTACTGAAGGACTGAATGCCGATTTTTTATACTTATCCAAGTTAATATCTTCACCATCATAATTAGCTAAGAAATCTACTAACTTAACTAATGCTTTAGGATTCTCAAAGATATGCTCCATTCTAGTCTTAAAATTTCCACTTGTAAATTCATGAGCAATTACTTGCTTATGGTCATTTCTCCAATTAGTATCATTTAATACTTGACCGAAGTTTTGTACAAATGCTTGTTGTTGTTGTTCTTCAATTTGTTCTTGTTGTTTAAGTTGCTCTATTTGAGCATTCATTTCAAGTTCTCTCGTACTTTCGTCTTTCTTAAATTGTCTAATAGCTTCTTTAGCTAGTTGTCCTCTGTCTTTCAAGTAATCTAATCTGTCTTCAATTTCATCTGGTTCTAATCCTTCTTGTTTCAATGAATTGGTTAAATAGTTTTCAGCTAAATCTGTATCATTGCGTAAATCATCTTCTGTAAAAGCAGGAGGTTGATATTGCATTAAAAAGTTAGCTACCTCATCAGGAGTTATATCATCCTTGAGTGTAGCATATTCAATAATGGGTTTTAAAAAAGAAGGAAAATTATCTATAGCACTTACAAGTGCTACTTGAGCTTGTTTATCTAAAGCTTCTTTTAATGAATCAAAAGTACCATCAAACTCATGGTCAATGGTAATAAAATTATTATCCTTGTAATAATTATAAGCTGCAACAGCATTTTCGTCACTATCAATGTTATCCGATGGTTCATCTTCAGAATCATCTTCAAGATTGTCATCTTCTATTTCTTCTTCTTCAATTTCTTCCTCACTCTCATCCTGATTATTAGTAATAACAGGTTTAGTGTCATCTTGTTCATCAAAGTCAAAATCTAACTCTGGTAGAAAATCATCTCCTATTTCCATAAGCAAATATATTTTAAGTTATTCAATCAATATTATTTATTAACCTTATTATTCTCTTTTTTAGAAATTCTAGCAATTCTTTCTTTACTAGCTATATCTTTTTCTTTTATATCTAATTCTCTATCTTTTTGATTTAATCCTCTCATAGCTTTATAAGCTTCAATATGGTCTGGAACTCCATCTTTATCAGCATTTAAATCATCAGCAAACTTATAAACATCCATAGCTTTTATTTCAGCATCTAGTTGTTTAGTTAATGTAATTTGCTCCATCTTATTATTATGCTCTTGTTGTTTCATTTGTGCTTGAGCTTGTAATTGTTGCTCTTGCATTTGTTGTTGTTGTTGTCCTTGTTGCTGCATTCTTTGTTCTTGTTCTCTAGCAGCAGCAGCAATCATCTTATGTACTTTTTCAGGACTATCTCCTCTAGTCATAGCCATAACTAACTCTGATATTCTTTCAGCTCCTTCTCCAGCATTTTGTGCTAGTGGTTGTATCATCTGTGTCATCATTTGACGATATCTTTCATTATAGTCACCATCATGAATAAAGATTCCTAAATCTTCATGATTTAGTAATTCTGGTTTTATTCTAATAGTCTTTTTCATTCCATCTGTAGTAACATAATTTAGGAATGTTTCTGTTTTTTCAGGATTAGTTTCAAAAAATCTACGATAGTAATTAGTAAATTGTGTAACATATTCATTTACTAATTCTTTAAGAACTAACTGGTGCATTCTAAAATATTCTTCAGCCATAGTATAAGATTGTGCTATAGCTTGTTGATTATCTGATACATTAGAACTAGGAGAATAAATACCTTCAGCTTGTGGTGGTACTAACATTTGCATTCCCATTTCTCTATCTATCAAATCTAGTAACTGTTGCATATTAACTATCTCACCAATAGAACCAGCTTGTTCAGCAGATACTGCTGTAGTTCTTTGATTGTTTGGTAATCCTGATGTAGTAGCTGTTGGGTCATAGTAACTATCTCCTAATGTACGTCTTAGATATCTCCATACTTTTAGTTTATCAGCACCTTCATATAATGGATTACCATTTTCATCCATAGCTAGATAATCAGGAATCTGACTAGCATCAATATTTTTTATATAACCTTCGTATTTAGCTAACTCTCTATTCTGTAAATCTTTAACAAATGTATATTGCAATAGTGATGGTAATGCTCTTTCTACTAATGATATAGATTCAGCATTTAATCCTGAAAAGATTCTACCTTTACAAGATAACTCAAAATCATAAGGATTATCAATAGATAATGGTTGATTAGGAACTTCTCTCATATCAGTAAAAATATCATAACCATATCTTGTTATCTCATATCTTCTAGGTATATACATCTTTTCAGCATATACTACATTACCAAATTCATCTATCCATTCATATCTTTTAGCTTTCTGATTATATCTATTAATAATAAAAGTAGTAGTAGCATCTTCAGGAATAGGATATTTATTATCTACTACTTCAGTAATTACTTCATTATATTCATTAAACATAGTAAGGAATATAACTTCTCTATAGGCTTTAAACTCTAAATAAGTTTTCCATAATAACTGATTAGCTCTATATCTTCTATCTCCTGATGTTCCTGTTGATTGTCCTATGTATCTATTATCTTGATATCTTGATTCTAATCCTTCTTCTACACTAAGATAATTGTATTGTGATTTAGCTTGTCCACTTGTTACATCCCATGCTGCATTAGGTGTTAGATAATTAGATGATGTATAACCTCTTAATCTTTCTAATACTTCATCTTCTACTTTACCTTCTAATTCATCTATAGCTTCTGTAACAGTAATTGGAGTTCTATACCACCAATAATCTCCTTTCTCTATTCTTTCTTCATTACTATTCTTATGAAAACCACAATGAAGTGTATTTAATACCATTGGATGTGGTTGTCCATTCTTTTCTATAACTACCATAAAACATCTATCTACTGCGAGTACATGTTTAAATGATAATGACTTTAATGACTTAATATCAAACTTAACTTTAAAATACTCTACTACATCAGAATAGAATATCTCCATCTCACTCTTAAAATTCTTTACATCAATTTCTTCAGGTTTAGGCATAGTGCGCATAGATTCTTCAATCTGTTCTGCATTAGCACCTCCAGCTTCCAATTGTGCTTGAAATATAGCTAAATCTTCATTGATAGCAGCTTCTAATACTTTTCTTAATTCTTCATCTTTAGCTGCATTATCTCTATCAGATAATAATAGTACATCAAAATTATCCCCACGTTTAAGCATTTGTCCAACTAAATACATAAATTTAGGATACAGTCTATTGTATATAACTATTTCTCTATCTTGCTCAAAGGGTAGTTTAAACATATCCCCTTCAGGATTACATAAATCATATAATTGTTTGAATAAGACACTACCATCATTATTAAGAATAGCATAGATAAGCCTATACTTCTCATAAGATTCCATATTGGTATTATTAAAAGGTACAATGGTGTTCATTATACTTTTATACCAATCATCCGATTTATTTTTTTCTCTTAAGTTGAATACCGCTTCCATCTATTATTTATATGATTACGTATTGATTGCAATGCTACAGTTTTTGTTTTGTTTAACATCTTATAGGATTGTTCTCCTATAGCAAGTGTTATTCCTAATAACGCAGAAACTCCATCAAAGTTACCTTTCATACTGTAACTTTTAATTTGTCTAATGGTAAATATACAAGGAATCCTTTCTATGTTAGAAATTTCTATTCCCTGAATTTCTTTTTTTTCTAAAAGCCAATCTCTAAAAGCATCTACTAATGATATTTTAGCTAAACTATTTCCTACTATATATCCAGTTTGACTTACTGTTCTTGAGTAAATAAATTGTCCTTGTTCAAATTGTGGTCTAAGACATAATAAATCAGCTTTTCTTTTCTTTAAAAAATAAGCTCTAAGTCTATCTCCTCTGTTAGCTTCATACCATAAATTTCTAACAGGATTACCATAGAGTGCAATTCCCATCTCTAGTATCTCATTATATCTATCTATACCATCTAAGTTCTTTCCAATATAAGTAGCAGCTATTTCATTTCCTGGAAGTCCATATACTTCATATTTAGGATTAACAACAAAATATGCAGCACCTAATGAACCTCCTTTATCCATTTCATCTGATATATATGGGTCATGTAGTACAATAACAGCATCATTAGGAATAATACCATTTAGTTTTAATTTATCAGGACTTATATACATCATAAACTCACCTGTTAAATCATCTCCAGCTTTTATTGGAAAGTTATAGATAGGTTTAGGATTTGTTTTAATCTGATAATTAACACCATATTGTGCTGCACTATCCCAATACATATCAATAGCAGTACCTAGTGTTTCATATAAGTTATCTCTAATTAACTCTCTTTCTCTTTCTTCAGCTTCTTTTACTGGTAATAATGAACCACCTTCTGATAACCACATATCAGTTATGCGTAGTGGAAAGTTCATCTTTTGTCTTACTAATACTTTAGGGTCTGAAGATTTAGATGCTTTCTTTACTTCTTCTTGATAGAATGATAATGCTTTAGCAATATCTGTATTACCATCTTTATCTTTAAATCTTTTATCTGTTATATATGCTGGAAGAAATAAACATTGGTCTTGGTCTCCATATCTAAACTTTAAACAATTATAATCATCAGGATGCGTAAATATTTTCATAGCATCATGAATAGTTTCTATATTACCTGATGTACCAATTCCCCATTGTACACCAAACTGTTCACCATCTGTTTTAACTACAGCATCATTTGATAACCAGGCTTCTATAAACAACTCCATTAATCCTATTTCTTCATAGACAATAAGATTTCTTCTACCACCAGCTCCTGATTGTCCACCATCTCTTTTGTTAGTAGAATAAACATTATGATATAGTGTAGAACCAGTTCCTATTTCTTTCCATTCATTCTTAATCTTTACTGGAGTAGTATTTCGCCACGGATTGTCTTTGTTATTAGCACTAATATGTCCTGTCATTCTTTTCCAAAATGGACATGGTTCATAATCATCATCTCCAGGTTTTCCCCATACTCCAAACTCTTGATTGAGTGCTAATTCATTAAGTGATGCTTCTATCTTTTCAGCTAACTCACTAGATTTATCTTTTCTTCCTGAACCTAAATCTATTTCAGCTTTTAACTCTCTTCTAGTATCTCCAGGTTTATAATATTTCTCTCCATCAAAGATTAATTCAAATAGCATACACATTAGTGCAGCAGTATATGATTTACCACCACCTCGAGAACCTAGTATAACAAAGTTTTTAGCATCATTATAATATAATGGTCTTCCTAATGGTTTATTATGGAGTTGAAATAAATAATCTCTAGGATGTATAAATTCTTTTAAGAATCCTTTCTTATTAAATATAGTAACTTTTTCTTCTAGTGTCATATAGAAAGCATCAGGATTTAATACTTTCCAATTACAAGTATATTCATCATCATCTTCAAATCCTGAAAATCCTTGTGCTTCTAAATAATAATAAGCTAAATGCCATTCTATATCTCTGATATTAGGTTTTAATTTTAATCTAGCTTTTGTTTTCTTATCAGTTTCTACAATAGTACAGTAGTTCCCATAGAATCCTATTCTACCAGGAACATATCTATACTGTCCAAATTGAGGATACCAAATACCTTCAATACATTTAGAACGAGTTAGTTGCCAAAAAGAATTATATCTAGGGTCATCAGGATGATATAGTTGAGGTTTAAACTCATTGAGTATTCCTGCTAAATCTTCAATCTGAATCCATTTAAAATCCCATTCATCTGTACATGTACTAATATTAGCTACTTCTGACATATTCTTTAAATGTTATCCAAGACCAATCAAAATATTGCATTTCAACATAATTAGGTTGATACATTATTGGACAATCTTTAGCTGTTATATCATAGTGTCTGTAAACATCATCAATAGTTAATTTGTGTCTTGCTAGTAATACATTAATCAGATATTTAACATTTCTTAAAGTATCTTCAAATCTACTATTTGTATTAACACACATTTCTATACCAATAAAGTAATTATTAGCACTATCTCCAGCTGGAACTAAAGTTCTTCTAACAGGAAGATTAGCTCTTCTAGGTTTATCTCCTACATGCCATGCTACTTCATTATCAGGAATCATCTGTATAATATTCTTATCATCTACTACATAATGACAACTAGCTTGTACTGTAGTGTTACCAAAATATTTAAGATGTGCTTCAGCTCCAGCTGTAGGTCTAACATTAGCTGTCCAATGTACAATAATACCTTTTAGTTCTTTAAGTTTTCTTCCAGGTCTGTTATTGTTTACTAATTTTACTTGTATATCTACCATAAATCTCCTTTTTCTGATTTAGTTAATTTAGAACCACCTTTAGCTCTAACAGATTGTTTATCTTTAATAAATTCTTCTTCAATCTTCTGATATTTCTGATAGATAGATAAAGAATCTTTCTGTAACATATTAATTTGTGTAGCAGTACCTTTTATTACAATAACTTTATCTCCAAGAAACTCTGTAGTATCTAGTGTTAATTCTGTATCAGCAATTAACTTAGCTCTCTTTTGTAACTGATTCTTTTCTTCTGCATAAGCTCTTTGTACAGCAGTCATACATTCTAATGGATATGCTTCTAAACATTTAACAAAATCAGGTTCATCCCAATTTAAATCTTTAACAAAAGTTTCTGATAGTGTTTTCTTTCTTTCACCATAAGCTATCCTATAGAATATATTATCATTTTCATCAGGGTCACACATAAAGAATATAGTCCACATTTGTCTTGATGAGAAATCTTTATCTTTAGATTTATCTTTCTCATACAATAAATGAAAAGGTGGATATATCTTAAACTGTGGATTAGCTTCCCAAAAGTTAACAGCTTGGTCTAATGTTCTGTAATTTATTCTAATCATCTTATTACTTTTGCTTTAACCATATATTCTGTACTATTTACTTTTAATAGAACAAATCTATTAAAATAGTCTTCTTTAGGATTCTTTACTTTACCTACATTCATAGATAAATTTACTGTATTACCACTAAAACTGGTAGATAAACAACCACAAGAAACTTCTGTATATTCTATTGGTTCTTTAAACTCAAAACTATAAGATACTGTTGAGTTTTCTTTATGTTCTCCTAAATTAATCTCTAACATAGACTTCATCAAGTTTTAATCTGAACAAACAACGTTTTATACTTGCTGATATTTCAGCCATAACATTCTTAATAGCTTCATCATTCTCTTTAATCATTGAAGACTTAATCATATTATGCAAACCTCTAAAATAAATCATTACATCATCTGATTCAGGAATATCAACTGATTTAGGTGATGCTATAGCTCCTGTATCTACCATATATATTTCTACAAGAGTATCTAGTAAAGGTTCTACTTCTTCATAATATTTAGCTAATGCTTCATGAGTTCCTAATCTTCTAATAGTCCAATGTTTATATTTAGCATATAATAAACTCTGAACTATTGTTGCTACTATTTTACTAAAATTTTCCATTAGGACATTTTTTATTAGTTAACACCATTTCATCAAAATCACAACCACATACAATACAGTAACCATTATTAAAGCATTCCTTACATCTTCTTGCTTTTTCTAATGGATGAATTTCAGTCATCAACCAAAGAGAGAGTTTGGCTTTCACTATGAAAACCAAACCCTTGAATAATTCTTTAGGATGTCTTATCAGATACTTTCTCAGTAAATTTAATCTCAAGACCAATAGTTTTTAATACCATTTTAAGAATCATTCCAAACATTCCAGTAGGTAAACCAATTTGTAAGTCTTTACCTTCACATTCTACAAAACTTTCATTTGTTTTGTCATAAACAAATTGAATAAGTTTTACTGCTGTTGAATAGTTAAGAACTATTTTACCATTAGTGTCAATGTACTTGTCACCAAGTTCTTCCATAAATTGTCCTACATTGACTGTGTGACAACCTGCTTTCTTTACAAATTTAGCCATAATTATGATTTTTTAATAATTAACGTAATATCATTAATTGGGTCTACTGCTAAATAGCCAAAATGTTTGTTATTAATATCTGTTGGTGCTTCAAAATCGTACCAATCTGATAATGTAAATCCATGAGCTAAATGTGCTGGTGCATCTACTGAAGGTTTTTCAGCTAATACACATCTTCTATTTATCTCTACGATATCTCCAGCTTTTACATGAGTAACATGTTCAGGAACACTTACTACAATACATTTTCTTGAGAATGCCCACGGTGAATCAATTGTTTGTCTAATCCCAATACCATTCTGTGTCATTTCTTTCATAGGTATTTTAGGTGCAATAATTAATCCTGATTGTGTTCTTGTAGCTTCAATATGATAAGCTCTAACGATTGCAAAATGTACTGGAGTTACAGATTTATAATCTTCATCTAATGTTGTAAGATTAGCATTATAATTCTTGATTAATTCTTCAGTCTTATCCCAATGGTCATTAACTTTAGCTATATCAAAGTTTTCTTTCCCTACTTCTTTAGACTCACCACCTACTCCAGTAAATAATACTTTCCTATTAGGGTCTGGGAAATTAGCTGCTGCAAATTCAGCAACATTAATACTCATTGCAGGTTTGTCATGCCTCTTTTTTGTCATAATACTTTTTTATAATATTGTTAAAATAATCTAATTCCTGACTGTTAGGTTTTACTTCTTCTAGTTTCTTTCTTTTACTTATTACTTTTTTATCTTTAAGATTAAAAGTACCAAACCATTCTAACATTACATACTTTGTATTCTCTAAAGGATTTCGTAGTATATGTTTTAACTTTAACTCAAAGTGTTGTATAATAAACTTAACTAGTCCTTTACTCTTTCCACATTCATTTGCTACCATTGTATATATATCACTCTTACTACTTGGAAGCATAATTATTTATATGAAATGAGAATACAAATTGTACATTTTCCTGATTAGCTACAAAGGTATGAAACTTTATTAACTTATCAGATAAAAACCCATAACTATCTACTAAGTTTAATGACATTAACTCTTTCTTAACTTGAGTAAGTCTTGGTGCTTTCATTCTCAAGTCCATCATTATATCTACAGAGTAAGGTTTAGCAAAGAAATTCTTAGTTGGGTCTTTAGCCATTATATAAGCTATAGTTTCTAAAGCTCTATCTCCAAACTTAAAATTCTTTCTAAGACTAAGCAATTTAAAATAAGTTTCCCAAAAGTTCATCTTACTTACTGCTTGTGTAGCTAATGCTTGTTCTCCAACTTTTCCAGTTAGCAAATTTACTTCCATTTTATTATTGGTGTTCCTACTGTTAACGATATTGTTTTACTTATCATATTATATTGAGCATTCAATGTATAATTACCTTTTGTTTTATACATTAATCCTAAACCATAATCTTTATTGGTGTATATAGTACCTGTTAACATTACTGTATTGTATTTAGTTTCTACAGGTACATATTCTACAGTTCTTTCAGGATTTACTACAACAGTATTAGTGAACATACTTTGTATCTCTAAGGTATCTAATTTAACACCTCTTTTAGTTCCTATGTAATAACCTCTTACATTGAGTGTATCATATATAGATACAGAACCATTTTTACTACTTAATAAATAAGTTCTTAATCTATCATCTACTACAATAGTAGTATCATTATATTCTATTATACTATCTACAGTTACTTCAGTACCTATTACTTTTCCAGGTCTATAACTATTTGTAATAGATACTTTATTTTGTACTACAGCGCAAGTATCTTTAAATACTGTAATATATTCTTTTTGAACTTTACTATCTGTAACAAATTCTATTCCTATACCTTTGTTTCCAAATACAGAATAGTATATTACTGCAAGTATCATTCCAATCACCACTCCTGATGCGTATTTAATGATTTCCATAATTATAGTTTATTTA